AAACATCAACCTAAACATTACACCATTGAGGACATAAAAACCTTAAAGGCTATTTACAAAGAAAAAGTAAAAACATTGACAACTAATATTATTTGATATAATGTCAATTACAAATACATGGTAGGAGCATCAAATGCCTTACAATTTAGCCCAACATAGATTATTTGAAGCAGCTGCGCACTCACCAGAGGTCGCTAAACGCACAGGCATACCTATGGAACAAGCCAAAAAGATGGCTTCAGAGGGAATTAAATCTAAACCACATAAATTAGCTATGGCATTGATGGGTAAATAGTTTTTAAATCAATTAATTAAGTTTTGTTACATATATAATCAATAGGATAGAATTATGGCTAAGTCTGGGACTACTCCTGGTGCGCCAAAAGGAAATCAAAACGCTGTTAAGACTAAGATTTGGAGTGATGCTATACGTAAAGCAATCATTCAAGATGATAACTTAGCTAACCTAGCGAAAGCATTGATCTCTAAAGCACTAGATGGTGATATAAGCGCACTCAAAGAAATAGGCGATAGGCTTGAAGGTAAGTCTATACAATCTATTGAACAATCCACAGAAGTTAGTGGTGATATGAGAGTGTATGGATGGAAAGCAACTACTGGTGAAGCGATTTGATTGAAATAGATTACACGCCTCGTAGATCATTCTTACCTTTACATGATGGAGAGAAACGGTGGGCGTGTATTGTTGCTCACCGCCGAAGGTGCAGGTAAAACAGTAGCTTGTGTTAATCATTTAATACGAGATGCAATACAAACTGACAGAGTAGACTTTAGAGGTGCTTACATTGCTCCCTTCTATCGTCAAGCCAAGTCAGTAGCATGGGATTACTTCAAGCAGTTTACAAGGGTAATAGAAGGCGTATCAGTAAACGAATCAGAGTTACGCATAGACTTTATGAATGGTGCTAGGATTCAACTGTTTGGTGCTGATAATGCTGATGCCTTACGTGGTATGTTCTTTGATGCTGTAATATGTGATGAGTATGGTGATTGGAAGCCTGGTGTATGGAATTACATTTTACGACCAGCACTAGCAGATAGACAGGGTAAAGCTATTATTATTGGTACGCCTAAAGGCCGTAACCAGTTTTGGGAAGTGTATAACAGGGCTGAACATAGTGATGATTGGTTAGCATTAAAGATAACAGCTAGTGAATCTGGTATATTGCCTCAGTCAGAGTTTAATGCTTTGAAGGCTGAATTGTCAGAAGATTCATGGCGACAAGAGATGGAATGTGATTTTGATGCAGCGATACCTGGTGCTATTTGGGGTAGGGAACTGTATCAAGCAGAAGTTGATGGTAGGATTACAGGGGTAGAGTATGATAGATACGTACCTGTAAACACAAGTTGGGATCTTGGGTATTCTGACGATACGGCCCTGTTTTTTTACCAAGTAATTCACGGAGAGGTACACGTAATAGATTATTATGCTGCTAGTGGTAAATCAATAGACCATTATGCTGCTCATGTATTAAGTAAGCCTTATAAGTTTGGTACACACTTTCTACCGCATGATGCTAGAGCTAAGACATTAGCGAGTGGTGGTAAGTCGGTAATAGAGATGTTAGCTGAACACTTGGGTATAAAGAACATGGCGATTACGCCTAGTCTTTCAATGCAAGATGGTATTCAAGCTGCTAGACAGATGATGCCTAGAGTATGGTTTGATCGTGAGAGATGCTCTGAAGGTTTAGAAGCATTGAAACAGTATCAACGTGAATGGGATGATGATAAGAAGCAGTTTAAAGATAAGCCAAGACATGATTGGACATCTCATGCTTCAGATAGTTTTAGATACTTAGCGATTAACTGGCGTGAAGAAGCTAGACCAGAGTTAGCGAAAGAAATACCAATTACAGGGCTTCGTATTGGTGAAACAGAGGTTACACTAAACGAGTTGTGGACTAATAAGACAACTAAATCACAGGGAAGGATTTAATATGGGCAACATTGTACAATCAGGTGGCTATAAAGTAATTTCAGCTACTGGCAACGTAACACCAATCTTAGGCGATCTAGTAGGTATCTTTGTTAGTGCTGCTTCAGCTACTCCAACAATTACTATTTACGATTCAGCAACAACAACTACTACTGCCCCAATTGCTACAGTATTTACACCAGTAGCAGGTACTTTCTACAATATTCCAGTTAGCTACACAACAGGGTTATATATTGTAATCGGTGGTACAGTCTCAGCTACTGTTATCTTTGCATAATTATCATGGCTGAAACTCAAAAGAAGTACGACACACAAAACTATCTTAATATGATGACTATGTATGACCGTGAGTTTAAACGGTGGGAAGGTCGGTCAGAAAAGATTATCAAGCGTTATCGTGATGACAGAACACAAACTACATCGCAATCACACTACAACATTTTGTGGGCTAACGTACAGACATTGAAGGCAGCCACATTCTCACGTATGCCTAAGCCTGATGTATCACGCAGGTTCAAGGATAATGATCCAGTTGCACGTGTAGCATCATTACTAATAGAACGTGCATTAGACTTTGAGATTACTCATTCTAATGACTTCCATTCCACCTTAACTGCTGCGGTTTATGATCGCTTCTTAGGTGGTCGTGGTGTGGCATGGATACGTTATGAGCCAGTTATTGAAACAACTGAAACAGAAAGCATGGAATCTATCTCAGAAGATGATTTAGAATCAGAAACAGAAGAAGAATATATTAAAACAGAATCAACGCCTGTGGACTATGTGCATTGGAAAGACTTTGGCCATGAAGTAGCACGACAATGGGATGAGGTTACTTGCGTATGGCGTAAAGTCTATATGACACGTGGTATGTTGCGTGATCGCTTTCCAGAAGAAAAGTTCGGTGACTTGGCTGACAGAATTCCGTTAGATAGTTCACCTGATGACCAAAAGATGAAACAGACTGAAGGCGTAGGTAAACGTGCCTTAATCGTAGAGCTGTGGGATAAAGAATCTAAAAAGGTATGTTGGATTAGTATGTCATTGGGTAAGACACTTGATGAAGTAGACGATCCATTAGAGTTAGAAGATTTCTGGCCTTGTCCTAGACCGCTATACGCTACGATTACTAATGAATCTTTAGTACCTGTACCTGATTACACGTTATACCAAGACCAAGCTAATGAGCTAGATGTGCTTGCAGACCGCATTAAGGGGCTGATAGACGCATTAAAAGTACGTGGTGTATATGATGCCTCAACTCCTGAGTTAGCTCGCCTATTTACAGAAGGTGATAACAACTCATTAATACCTATTAAGAACTTCTCAGCCTTTGCAGAAAAATCAGGCTTGCGTGGTTCAATTGATATTGTAGATATTACTCCGATAGCTAATGCGTTAAACAATGCCTATCAAGCTATGGGGCAAGTTAAACAGCAGATTTATGATATTACAGGCATATCCGATATTATTCGTGGTGCTAGTAATGCTAATGAAACTGCAACTGCCCAACAGATTAAAGGTCAGTACGCTACATTGCGTCTTAAAGTATTTCAAGATGATGTAGCTATGTTTGCTAGTGAGATACTAAAGATTAAGGCACAGATTATCTGCCAACACTTTCAACCAGAGACTATTCTTAAAATTGGTGGTGCTGAGAACTTATCTGAAACTGACAAACAGATGATTCCTCAAGCATTAGAGTTGATTAAGAACAATGCTACACGTACATTCCGTATTGAAGTGGCTACTGATTCAATGTTATATGCTGATGAACAACAAGAGAAGGCAGACCGCATTGAGTTTATGACGGCTACTAGCGGATTTGTTGAGAAGGCCGTACAAGCTGCACAAGTTGCGCCTCAATTAGTACCTTTGATGATGGACTTGCTTAAATTCGGTGTAACAGGCTTCAGAGTAGGTCGCACATTGGAAGGTGAGTTTGATAACTTAGCTGACCAAATGAAACAAGCACAGGCTAAGAAAGATGCCAACCCACAACCACAACAACCAACACCAGAGATGATGAAGGCACAAGCTGAACAACAAAAGGCTCAGATGGATGCTCAAATGAAACAGATGGAGATGCAAGCTGAAGCACAACGTGAAGCTCAACGGCTTGAGTATGATAGATGGAAAACAGAGATGGACAATCAGACTAAGGTTCTTATTGCTGAAATGTCATCTAAGACTGACCTACATCTTAAATCATTAGATATTAACGCTGCTAAGGACCAAGAAACATTAACTGAGGTTTCACCTGGTGGCATTGAAAAACCTACTTCAGCTTTAAATGGATTAGTTGATTCAATTAACCAAAATATGGGTATGATGGTAGCAACACAACAACAACATAACCAAGATTTAATGATGCAACAACAAATGGCGCATCAAAACTTAGTGCAACAATTGACTAAGCCTAAACAAGTCATCCGAGATCAAAACGGTAAAATTTCTGGAGTTGCATAATGGCAATAGTGCTTGCTGACAGAGTATTAGAAACAACCCCAGTAACAGGTACAGGTGATGCTAATCTTAGTGGCGCACAAGCTAACTATCAGCCATTTAGTGTTATTGGTGATGGCTCTACTACTTATTACACAATTGTAGATAATACTAACAACTCATGGGAAGTCGGCATTGGTACTTACGTGCTTGCTGGCAATAAGATTACCCGTGATACAGTCTTATCATCATCTAATGGTGGTGCGTTAGTCTATTTCGCTAGCGGTACTAAAGATATATTCTTAGACCTTCCATCTGAAAAAGTATTACTGACAGCAGGTGATGTAACAGGGCCAGCTAGTGCAATCAATAATAATTTTGCAGCCTTTAACCTAACAACAGGCAAACTGATTAAAGATAGTGGGTATAACGCTTCTACCTTTGCTACGGCTGCTCAAGGTGCGAAAGCCGATACTGCGGTTCAACCAGGTTCATTAGGAACTGCTGCTTATCTAACAGCAGGTGCAGCCAATGGCGTGGCTACTTTAGATAGTGGCGGTAAAGTACCTATCACACAAATACCTGCTTCAGTCATTGGTGCATTAAGTTATCAAGGGACATGGAACGCTTCGACTAATTCACCTTCATTGGTGTCTAGTTCTGGTACTAAAGGTTATTACTATGTAGTAAGTGTTGCAGGATCAACTAACTTAAACGGCATAACTGATTGGAAAATTGGTGATTGGGCGGTATTTGATGGTTCAGTATGGGGAAAGATTGATAATACTGATGCTGTAACTTCTGTAAACGGATATACCGGTACTGTTGTACTAACGGCTGCTGATGTAAGTGCAATACCTTATACAGGGGCTACAGGCGCAGTAGATCTTAATGCTAAGACTTTGGTTAATGTTGCAAATCTAGGTGTTAATACAACAACTGTACCAACTATTAAATTTAGAGCAGTTGGTGATAACAATTCAGGATCTCGTATTGCTATGAGAGGTTACTCTAGTGATGCTAATAGTTCATCTATTCGTGTCAGTAAGTTTAGAGGTACTGTTGTTGCACCACAAGCACCTATAAGTGGTGATAGTCTAGGTAAGTTTGAGTTAGCAGGTTACGGCACAACTTCAGCAGATGCTTATCCACAAGTTTCATTGGAAGGCGTTACTACCGAAATTTGGGGTGCTACAGCTAGAGGTGCAAAAGCTGTTATTAAGGTCACACCTAATACGACAATTACACAAGTAACTGCGGTTACAATAGATCAAGATAAAAGTGTAACGCTTGCAGGTGCTTTGTCGGTTACAGGAACAACAACATTAGCAACTTCATTAAGTGGCTTGGCTAAACTTACATCAGGCGTAGTTTCTACTGCCACAAGTGGTACAGATTACGCACCAGCAACTAGCGGATCATCAATTCTTTATGGTAATGCTGCTGGTGGGTTTAGCAATGTCACTATCGGTAGTGGTGTTGCATTTGCTGGCGGTACATTATCTGCTACAGGTTCTGGCGGTACAGTCACTAGCGTAACAGGCACAGCACCAGTAGTCAGTAGTGGTGGTACAACACCTGCTATCTCTATGGCAGCAGCTAACACATCTACCAATGGTTATTTGACATCAACTGATTGGAATACATTTAATGGCAAATTATCATCGCAAGTTTATCCAGGCGCAGGTATTCCTAACTCAACTGGATCTGCATGGGGTACATCTTATGGTGTAACAGGCACAGGTAGTGTTGTATTAAGCGACAGCCCAACATTTACAACTGCAATCACTTCAACTGGCGCATTACAACTAACAGGCGATGCAACTACAAATCAAAATATTGCAACAACTCAAACAACTGGAACTTTAGCAATAGGTGGCACAGGTGCTACAGGCGCAATTACATTCGGGCAATCAACAGGCGCACAGACAGTTAATATAGCAACAGCATCAGCATCAACTAGCATTGTCAATATTGGAGGTGCTAGTGCATCAACAGGTGCAATTAATATTGGTAGAAGTACAGGTACACAAACTATAGCTATTGGTTCTGGAAGTGTTACAACAGGTGCTACACGAACAATTAATATTGGTACAACTTCACTAGGTACTGGGATTAGCAATGTATCGATAGGGAAGTACAGCACATCTGTTAATCATACTACAAATATAAGTGGTAATACTGTAACCATACTATGTCAAACTTTAACCTTATCATCTATTGGAGCTTTATCCATAGGTAGCAACTTAGCACAATCTCCTGTATATGTTGCTGATTTAGCTACATTAGCTGGCAAAGTTCAAGGTAGTAGAGCCTTCGTTTTAGATGCTTTATCCCCTTTAGTTGGTGCAACTGTAGTGGGTGGTGGCGCAGTAAATGTCCCTGTATATTATGATGGTACAAATTGGATATGTGATGCTGGTGCATCAGGAGCAGTCACAAGTGTTACAGGTACTGCGCCTGTAGTGTCTAGTGGTGGTGCTACTCCAGCAATCTCAATGGCAGCAGCTACTACTTCGGTAAATGGGTATCTGACCTCAACTGATTGGACAACTTTTAACGGCAAATATTCTACTGGTGGCGCATTAGGTACACCATCAAGTGGAACTGTAACTAATCTAACAGGTACAGCAAGTATTAATATTAATGGTACAGTAGGCGCAACTACACCAACAACAGGTGCATTTACTAGTATTAATACTGCAAATACATTTGGATATAAAAATCGTTTAATTAATGGTGCTATGGTGATTGACCAAAGGAATGCAGGGGCTAGTGTTACAGTAGCTGGTGGTGCTTCTCCATTAATATATGATTGCGATAGATGGCAAGTTCGTTCTCAAGGTTCAAATGCTTCTGTTCAACAAGTAAATACAAATAATTCATACAGAATGGTGTTTACTGGACTTATATCCAATTCAGGTGTGGCGGCAATTCAATCAATAGAATCTAAAAATAGTGTAGACCTTGCTGGACAAAATGTAACAATATCACTTACTGCAAAAAGCACATCTTTAACATCCCTAACATTAGAACTATATTACGCAAATACAACTGATACTTTTGGTACTTGGGGTTCACCTACAGTTACTTCTATCGGCACACAAGCAGTAACAATTTCATCAACTGAATCTACTGTATCGTGGACTGTTGCAGTACCATCTGCCGCCTATACAGGGCTTCAATTAAGAATTACTGGTGGTGCTTTAGTTGCCTCACAAACTTTAACAATCGGGCAAGTACAACTTGAGAAAG